GAGGTGTTCAACAATCATGCCATCCCGCAGCTGATAGATCTGAACGGCACACACTTTGCCGGGATCACCGACTACCCCCAGCTGACACACGGGGATATCGAGAGCCCGGACCTCCAGGCCCTGGGCACGTTCATCAAGGATATGACCGGGGCTGGTATCCTGGTCCCCGACGAGGGCGTGGAGGACTACGTCCGAGAGGTGGGCGGCCTGCCTGAGCGCATCGGGGAGTATGGCACCCAGCTCAACCAGCGGAACCAGGAGCGCCAGCAGCAGGACGAACAGGGCGAGCAGGGCGCAGCAGGGGCGACGTCAGGGCGTACAGCGGCCGACGGTGAGGACCAGGAAGGGGAATTGCCCGAGGATGACGAAGGGGCCGTTGCGGCGGCTAAAAGGCGCCTTGGGAGGGATGTTTGATGCTGGCTCACAGGTATGTCCTGAAGAAAAGCCCCATCCGAAAAGCGCAAAGCAAGTCGGCGCAGGATGCCCTGGACCAGCTGAACGCCTTCCTCAATGCCTCGGAGCCGGAGCCGGTCTACTGGCTGACCCGCCTCTGGAACGACCAGCAGCAGGCCATCGCCTACAAGGAGCTCCGGGAAGCTATCGAGAGCGGCTATATCGACCAAAGCACCTTGGCGGCCTGGCAGAACGACTACGCCAACTTCGTCAATGAGAAGCTGAAGCCCATCTGGGTGGATGCCATGACCGCCGGAACCGAGAAGCTCGTGGCGGCGCACCCGGACTTTTTCTTTGACCCAATGGGTGAGGGCGTCCGAAACTGGATGAACACCCACGGGGCTGAATGGGTGACGCAGATGAGCAACGAGCAGCGGGAGGCCATGGCCGCCATGATCGGCCACGCTTCCACCGGGGCCTGGACCGCCGACGAGCTGGCCCGCGCCATGCGCCCCACTATCGGGCTGACCAAGCCACAGGCGGTTGCCAATCTGAACTATTTCCAAAACGTCAAGAGTTCGCTCCTGAAGAACAACCCCGGCATGAAGGAGGCGGAGGCAACCAAGCGGGCTCAGCACGCCGCAAATACCTATGCGGCCCAGCAGCACCGGGCCAGGGCCTACACCATCTCGACCACGGAACTGGCCTATGCCTACAACAAAGGCCAGGATGAGGGGGTGAAACAGGCCATCCAGCTCGGGTACATGGGCAAGACAGTCCGCATCTGGAGTACCGCCGCCGATGGTGGCGTCTGCGAGATATGCGCCGCTTTGGATGGCGTGGAGATTGGTATGGACGGCGAATTCGACTTCAAGGGCAAGGCTCTCTATGCCGGAAGCAAGGAAACGCCCCCCGCTCACCCTCGCTGCCGCTGCGCTGTGGACTACCACGAAATCGAGCCGCCTATCATCCCGCCGGAGCCGAAAGCCCCGCTTCCCGCCTGGGAACCGCAGGCCCCGCCTATCCCGGAGCCGCAGGCGCCTGCCATCCCTCACGGTTTGGCCGTCCCGGACGGTATGACCAGTCAAGGTCCGGCCAAGCTGGGCGGCACCGGGGAGATGATCCAGTACAAGGATGGCGGCGGGCAGTCCTGGCTATTTAAGCCTGCCCAGAGCAAGTCAGGCACCCCGGAGCCATTCCGGGCCTATGTTCAGGAGGCGGGCTACAAGGTGCAGGCCATTGTGGACCCGGAAACGGCGATCCCCGTTGGAACAGGGACGCTGGGCGGACGCTTCGGCGCATTCCAGAGGCGGGTGGATACGCTGGCCACAGCCCCAAACTTCAAGGCGTGGCAGGGCGGCACCGCACCGCTTGCGGACGGTTTTGCGGCGCAGTTCCAGCGAGAGCACGTCACAGACTGGCTCCTGGGGAACTTCGACAGCCATGGCGGCAACTTCGTGGTGGACAGCTCCGGCCGCCTGGTGGGCATCGACAAAGAACAGGCGTTCAAGTACATCGCCAAAGACGGCTCCAAATCCATGAGCTACGCATTCCACCCCAACAAGAGCTATGGGGAGAAAGAGCCGATCTATAACACGATATACCGCCGGTTCGCCAAAGGGGAGATTGATCTCAACCTGCAGGACACGCTGACGTACATCAAGAGGGTGGAGGCCATCCCGGACAATGAATACCGGGAAATCTTCAGGAGCTATGCGGAAGCCCTCCATGGAAAGGGCCCAGAGGCTGAAAAGCTGTTGGATGCCATTGTGGAGAGAAAGACCGCCCTCCGGGAAACCTACCGCAGCTTCTATGCCGACCTTTTGACGGAGCGTACCGGGAAAAAGCAGACGTTCATCTGGGCTGATGAGGTGCAGGCCCATGTAAAGCAGCCTCTGGCGGCGGTGACCCACTCCCCGGATGTGCTGAAGCAGATGAACATGGCCGAGCTGAAGCAGCTCGCCAAGCAGAAGGCCATCCCGTATTACAATAACTTCTCCAAGCCCCAGCTGGTGCAGGCCATATCTGACCCGGTCAAGGCCGTGGAGATCAGCGCCCAGACCAAGGCCCGGCTGCTGAGTCAGCGAGCCGCTCGTGCCGCCAATGCTACGGCGAAACCACCCCTGGTCCCGAAAGGTGCCTTGGGCGCATCGGACGTGTTCAAGGATATGAGCATCGTCCCGGCGCACCGCATAGGCGTCCCCGTCTACAGCGACAAGGGTATGGTGGAGGGGCTGAACCTGACCGCCCGCCGGGTGTCTGTTGATGGCTCCGAGGTCTATGAGCTGGTGGGAAAGCTGACCGAATCTACCTGGTCGGCCACCTGGGACACCCTCAAGGGGCAGAGCGAAATCCGCCAATTCGTCTTTGAAAAGGCGGATGATACTCTCGCCCTCCTGTCCAGCCGTCCCATCAACATGAGCGGGGTCAACCTAAAGGCCCGTGTCCTGGAGGACGGCGACAGCAAGCTGGAGCTATATGTGCATAATGGCTCCAAGCAGTACAAGGGCTGGAAGGGCTTCTTCCGGCTCCGTGTGGCCGCCACTTCAAACGGTGCGGCGGACGCTAAGGCGGCAAAGGATATGCTGGAGCGTGTGGGCTTGGTTGATTTGACCTCCACCCCAACCACCGAGGCAGAATCCATCTTCAAGAAAACCCGCCTCCTGTGGCAGAACGCCCCCGGCAGAATGTCGGAGCTGAACGGCTTGACAGGAAAAGCCCTGACAGATAAACTGGATACGATGCTGACGGAGGAGGGACTGACCAAGCGCGTCGGGAACCTGGTGACGCAGACGGTTTTCGATGGGTATTCGACCGTCGTGGAGCAGGGCATCAGCAAGGAGTACAGCAAGGCGGGCCTGCGCTACGTCTGGGCGGGGGTAAACAGTGATGATGCGGTGGTGAGTATCCTCCAGGGGAAAGGCTTCATGTCCACTAATACCCGGAGCCTGGCCGGAATGGACTTCACCGGAGCAAGCCCGGAGTCCGATATGGGTACGGGCGGCAGCGACAGTGTCTTTACCCGCATCGGCGTCCAGATGAAGAAAGGCTCACAGCCGCGCTTTGATAACTGCTACATGGGCGGCGGGTACCGGATCATCATCAGCCCGGAAGTCATGGAGCGCACCGACTGGTACGCATATGATCATGACAACTATGGCTCAACCAACGATCTGGCCAGCCGGTCCACTCCGCTGGACTTCATCAATAGCATGGCGACCAAATACCGCAGCGGAAACGAGATCATGTTCCGCCGCGGCATCCCCAAGGAGCAGTTCACTGGCATTGTCTGCCCAAGCGACGTCAAACGGGCGAAGCTCCTGGATAAATTAAAAAAAGCGGGCATTACCAAGGTGAACGGTGTGCCCATCCAAGATTTTGTGAGAGTGGGTGAGGAAATATGATCGACCGCCGGAAGGTCTATTACTACCGTGTGACCGGGGAGCCGAAATACACCGGACTGGCTATGGACTGCCAAATGCACCAGCGGGACCGGGAGGATTGGAAAGAGCTCTGGTTTTTTGACACAATCCGCCCGCATATGTTCGAGGGCGAGATCGTCAGGGAGACTGAGGACGGCTTTGTATTCCGCTCCGATGAGACCATTCCCGGCGAGTGGGTTTTCAAAGAGCTCACTATCGAGGACTACCGCCGCTGGGTGCATAAGTACATCGGTGCCGGGGAGATCGTGGCGGAGAGGATTCACACCACGGCTGACCTCCATGAGTGGTACCGGAAAAAATACGGCTTCCCATTTGAATGACAATGGGTACCAGGCCGCTCCTGTTGGGGCGGCCTTATTCTATGCCCGGAAGGGGTGATGTGTATGTTTTCCTTCAACGAGCTGGCCGGTCGGCAGCCCGCCAGCGTAAAAAAGACCGCTGGCACCATATCCGGCCGATTTGCTATCAAAAAGGCCGACGAGGATAAGCACCTGGCCTTCGGCTGGGCCTATGTATCTCAGGATGAGGGCGGCAATCAGACCGAGGACCATTCCGGCGATCAGTTGGAGCCCGAGGAGCTGGAATCTGCCGCCTATCAGTTCGTGGAGCTGTACCGCGAGGGCGGCGAGATGCACGAGCGGGGCGGATGTGCCGTCCTGGTGGAGAGCATGGTGTTCACCAAGGAGAAGCAGCAGGCCCTCGGCATCCCGGATGGAACCCTCCCTATTGGCTGGTGGATTGGCTTCAAGGTCACCGATGAGGATGTGTGGTCCAAGGTGAAAGACGGCACCTATCCCATGTTCAGCATTGAGGGAACCGCTATCCGGGAGGAGTTCGAGGAGCAGTAGCGGTAGACCGAGAAGCGCTGGGAGACCGGCGCTTTTCTGTTTATAACACACCAGAAAGAAAGGAGGAAGTGCGGTGCCCGCAAAATTAAAGGGCCTGAAAGTGACGAAGGTGGATTTTGTGGATGCGGGGGACAACAAACGGGCCGATGTGCTGCTGTTTAAGCATAGGGACGGTCAGTCGGAGTCCCCATCCCCGGAGCCTGAAGCTGGTGGGCCTGGAATCCTGAAGCGGTTCCTCACCTGGATCGCCAAGGCCGCCGGTGCGTCCGCCGAGGAATTGGACGCTGCCCTGGCGGCTGTAGAAAAGGACGCCACCACGTTCGACGAGAAGCTGGCGCAGCGCCAAAGGCGCCAGGCGGCGGACGAGATTTGGGACTACTGCTGGATGCTCAATGATAGTCTTTGCTCCATCTTCTGGGATGATGAAGTCCCGGATGGGGACAAAGGACCGAAAATGGAGACCAGCGTGGATGAATTTGTCGTTGCTGTCAAGGCGGCGATTCCCAAGTGGGTAGAAGGAACCCCGGCCCGGATCGCAAAGGAGCAGCCCACTATCGCACCCGAGCGCCTGGAGCTCGCAAAGCGCACCTATGAGCGCTTGGGCGAACTAATCGCCAAGGCAGAATCCACGGAACCGGCGGAAGAGCCGGAAACGCCCCCCGACGGCGGGGCGGAAAATCCCACTGACAAGGAAGGAGTTTTTGATGACATGAAAATCGACAAGAGCAAGCTGACCCCGGAGGAGGTAGCCGCCCTGGAGGCTATCGAGAAAAAGGCCGGTATCCCCGACGAGCCGACTGTGGGCGGCGACACGCCCCCCGTCTCCACCCCGGCCCTGGAGCCCGCCCCCACTGCCAAGGCCGCCCCCGCGCCCGCCCCTGCGGCCCCTGTGGCCGATGATGGCGGCGAGGACATCTACAAGGGACTGCACCCCGCTGTGCGGGCCGAGCTGGAGCGCCTGCGGAAGCAAGCTGATGCCGCCGAGGAGCGGGAGCTTCAGGAGGTCGCCAAGAAGTATGAGATCATCGGCAAAAAGGCCGAGGAGCTGGTCCCCTTGCTGAAAAGCCTGAAAGCGGCCGGCGGCGACGCCTATGCCCAGATGATTACGGTTCTGGATGCCAGCGTTGCGGCGGTGGAGAAGTCCGGCATCTTTTCCGAGATTGGCAAGAGCGGCGGGGCCGCCACCAGCAGTGCGGATGGCGCCTGGGCCCAGATCGAGAAACACGCTGAGACCATCCAGAAAGCGGCCCCCACCCTGACGTGGGCTGAGGCTGTGGATAAGGCGTGTGAGCAGCACCCCGACCTCGTGCATGAGTACGAGAGCGGCCGATAAGGAAGGAGGAGCGACAATGTATCACGGCACTGGCATCAACGACAGCGCCACTATCGTGGCGAAAGCCGCCGCCAACATCCAGGGCGGCGCTTTTCTGGCGGCTATGCTCACCAAGGACGGCGTTGCTGTTGCGAAGGCGGGCGAAGCCGCTATCGGCATCATGATCCCCGAGACGGACAGCCCCAAGACGGGCGAGGACGTCAACATTCAGGTCAAGGATATCGGCCTGGCCATGGTCGGCGCAGCTGTGGAGGCTGGCGATCTGCTCGCCAGCGACGCCAATGGCAAGCTGGTGAAGGCCGAGGCCGGGGCCTTCATTTTCGCCACCGCCCTGGGTGCGGCTGCCGCCGCCGATCAGGTGATTTCCGTTCAGATCATCAAGGCCGGTTATGCGGCCTAATAAGTGAAAGGAGTAACACACAATGGGTATGAATCCGAGAAGCACTACCGCTGGCCTTCAGGCTCAGATCGCCAAGGGCTGGCGGCCCAACAGCTATCTCACCAATATGTCTATGGCCTACTTCGCCAACCCCGGCGATTTCGTGGCCCCCTGCGTCTTCCCCATCTGCCCCGTCGGCCAGTCCAGCAGCTATTACTACAAATTCAGCAAGGCGGACCTGGCCCGTGACAACGTGCAGCGCAAGCCCGCCTACGGTAAGGTGCAGCCCGCCATCTTCGGCCAGACCGACGACACCTATAAGTGCGAGGTCGACCAGGTGATCGTGGGCATCGACCAGATTGCCACGCTGGATTACCAGCGCAGCCGCGCCCCCGGTGTGGCGGACCCTCGCCGCGCCAAGGTGCGCTTCGCCACGGAGCAGATGCTTCTCCATCAGGACATCATCTTTGCCCGGAATTTCTTCCACACCGGAGTTTGGGGCCAGGAGTGGTCCGGTGTGGCCGCCACCCCCAGCGGCAGCCAGTTCCTGAAGTTCAGCGACGCCAACTTTGACCCGGTGCATTTCTTCGATGAGCGCATCCGGGACATCAAGCAGAGCGGTCGCCGGACTCCCAACCGTCTGGCTCTGGGCTACGATGCCTATTTGGCGCTGAAGGAGCACCCGGACATCCTGGAGCGAATCAAGTACACCGGCACCACCGCCAACCCCGCCAAGGTGACTCCCGCCGTTCTGGCGCAGCTTTTTGGCGTGGAGCAGGTGAAGGTTCTGGAGAGCACCTACAATGCCGCCAGCCTGGGCCAGGATGAGGATATGCAGTTCATCTGCGACACCAAGGGCGCTCTGCTGTGCTACGCCACCCCCAGCCCTGCCATTGATGAGCCCTCTGCCGGGTACATCTTCACCTGGGATATGCTGGGCAACGGCGCTCACGTCGCCTTTGACCAGTTCGACGGCGAGAAGGGCACCCACACCGAGTTTGTGGAGGGCCTGATGTCCACCGATATGCGGAAGACCGCCGATGATCTGGCGATGTACTTCTCCGACTGCGTGTAAGGAGGGCGACCATGAACGGCTACACTTGCATCAAGGCGCTGGTCCTCGGCGGAATCGGCTACACCGCCGGGAGTAACATCCCCGCCGAGGCCGTTCTTCCGGGCCGTGTCCGCACCCTTATCAAGCAGGGGTATATTTCCCCCACCATTGACGAACCGGCCCCTGTGCCCGCCACAGAGGGCCACGCTGAGGCGGTTGCGGAGCTCCAGCAGCAGATCGCACAGCTTCAGACGGATGTAGATGCGGCACAGGCGGAGCTTCAGCAGGTCATCAGCGAGCGTGACGAGCTCCGGGAACGGCTGGCATCGCCTGAAGATCACATCGATTCTGTCAAGATCATCATTCCGCTCACCAGGGATGGCGGTGTGCTTGAGGTTCCGGCTGACCCCGAAAGCATCGTGACCTTTGTGCAGAGCCTCCAGCTTACTGCTGAAGAGAGCACGAAGGCCATTGAGACCATGACGGATGACACCGCCCTTATCCTTATCCACGCCCTGGATGGGCGGAAAACCGTCAAGGTGGCAGCCCAGGCCAGAGCGGCGGCCCTGGAGTCCAGTGGCGGGGCCGTTCCCGGAAGTGAGGAGGGCCAGGGGCAGGGTGATGCCTGATGAAGACATATACCTACGATCCCTCGAAAATCCAGGAGAACGGCAAAGACCGGATGCGGTTCGAGCTGGGCGACACCATGGTGGAGGGCGAGGCGGAAACCTGCGCCCTTTCGGATGAGGAGTACACAGCGATCCTCGCTCTCCATCCCAACAAATGGCGAAAGGCCAAGCTGGCGCTGCTTTCAAGTATTATGCATGGCTTCATGTACGAGGTAGACACCAAGGTTGGCCCCCTCTCGCTGTCCCTTCGGCAACGGGCGGAGGCGTGGAAGGCCATGTATGACGAGCTGAAGGCGGAGGATGCCATGATGGCTGTCCCCAGCGCCCACCCGCAGGCCATCAGTCCCCAGCATTATTTCTACGAGGGGATGCACGACAATCAGGAGCAGGGTAGCACAGGGAGGGGGAAACGGTTTGAATTGCCTTAGACCAGGCAGGCTCCGGCCCGGAAATCTGTTCAAAGACTTCTGGGTAGAGAACAAAACCACCACACTCACCTCAAGGGGGCGGCCCACGAGCAGCTTTGACAAAGACAAAGCTGTCCACTTCCTGGCTGTGCTGGCAGAGGCCAAGCCCACCGAGATTGAGCGGTTCCGGCAACTCGACCACCCCATCACCCATACCATCACCCAGCAGGGCCGCCCCAAGGCGAAAGCCAAGGACAGGCTCGTTCATGGTGGGCGAATCTTCTATGTTCAGGGTGTGGATGAGCCGGGCGAGCTGGGACTCTGGACGATTTATTATGCCGAGGAAAGGTGCGATGTAGATGGAGATCGACCTGAAGGGGAAAATCAACGATCTGTTTAACCAAGTATCCCAGGGGGCGAAATCCAGGGGCTACCGGGCGGCAAACGTCCTCCGCAGCGCATCCTTGGAAGTGCTGCGTGGGCAGCGCGGCGGCAAAATTTACCGTAAGCCCTTTACCAAAAAGGCGACCTACCAAGCCTCCGCCCCCGGCGAGCCCCCTGCTGTTCGCTCTGGCACCCTGCGCCGGAGCTGGCAGCCCCGCGCACAGTCTGAGAAGGAGGGCGGATCTGTCACGGTGCATCCTGCCATCTGGACGGATGTGAAGTATGCCCCGATTCTTCAGGAGGGCAGTCCCCAAATGGCGCCACGTCCCTTTGAGGAACCAATCATTGAGAAGGCCAAGCCGGAGATCGAGGCGATTTTCGGCCAGCCTTATCTGAACTGATGAGAGAGGAGGGACATCGTGTCGCTAATCAAAGAGGGCAGTATCCGGGCCTTTGACACCGAGGCGATCCATAAGGGCGACCTCGTGCGGGCCCAATACCACACTTGGCCGGAACCCCGGAACGGGCTCTTGGCCTCGATTACTGAGGAGCGGCTCACTGTGCTGTTCCTGCCTGGCTTGGGCAACGTGTCCAATTATTTCCCTATTGCGGCTGCGGAGGTAGCTGAGGGCCTTTGGAAAGTTCGGTGGTCCTCCGACCTGGAAACCATTGATGCCGAGGGCGAACCGGAGCCGCCCCCGGAAGGCGAAGGCCCGCCGGAGGAACTTCCCGATGGAGAGCCGGAGGGGGGCGCTGATCTGTGACGTTGGAGGACCTGATTTACACCAGGCTTTCAAATCCAAACGGGCCTGCGGCAAAACTGGCCCGCTATGGTGATGCGCCCGCCATCTTCTATCAGGCGGCCCCTGAAGATACCGCCGCCGGGTGGTACGGGAAGCGCCAGTATCCTCGCATCGACTATACTGTGGATATGCAGGCCAACCCAGAACGCCATTCCTGCGGCATCCTGACCCTGAATATCTGGTGCAGCGAGCAATGCGCTCCGCCGGAGGACTTGGAGCCGGAGGTGCGAGCAATGATGCGGGAGGTGTTCATGCAGCCGGACGAGAGCCCGCCCTACAGTCTGGCGTGGGTGCGCTCGGATGCCTTTGAGGGGCGCAGCCAGGCCAACCCGGCCACGCTGGTCAATGGGATCACCGTCCTTTTTGATCTATTTGCGTTCCCGGTTCAGGAGACAACCGACCCGGACCCTATCTTGGCAATCAACGAGTATGTCAAGCAGTGGGCCCCGGACGCTCTGGTTATTGGGAAAGACACTCTGGAGCGATTTCAGATTGCAACTACGGACCAGCCGATCTTCTACTTCCGGCTGGCCTCTCTGCAGCTTCAGCGGGAGACGAACACCGTGGCTTGGATGGACGGGATGATTGCCGGTTACATCTATGCGCCGGAGGAAACCCGCCTGAAATGGCTGAAGGCCCTGGTGGATGTTCTGTCCCTGGATGGGGAGGTCACCATGCTGGACACATCCCCCATGTTTTTGCGGGGCATTAAGGCCGACAGTGCGGCGGACCCGCTCACTGTTGGGCAGCTCCGCCTTCAGATTCGCTTTGGCCTGCTCCGCCGGCCGAAGTATGCCCATACGCTTATGAAAGACCACAAGGCGATTTAAGGAGGCTTTTATGGCAAACAGGAAAACATCCGCCCAGAGTGGCGAGAACCCGGTGGAGGCCCCTGTGGCCGACGTTGGGGCCAAGAATGCGCCTGCCGCCGTTGAATATACCATCGAGGAGCTCACGGCAGGGGCTAAGACCGTTTTTCCGGGGGTGTCCCCCGACTGTGTGACCGCAGCCCTGCGGCTGGCCGGTGTCACCAAGACCACCAAGGAGAGGGCGAAGGAGATCGTTGACAAGTTCGTTAACGCACCTGTCGCCGGTCCCAAGAAGGGAGGTAACTAACCTATGGCCGGCACTTTTACCGTTGGCGAGAGAAAAACCCGCCCCGGTGTGTACCATCGCTATGAAAATGCGGGTGGCATCCGTCTTGCCGGGGCCATCAACGGCATTGGCGCGGGCGTGATCCGGGCCAATTGGGGGCCGCTGAACAAGGTGATCGAGTTTGAGCCCTCCACAAAGGTCAGCACCATCTACGGCAGCGGGAACACCGAGGATTTGATCACCGAGATGTTCACCGGCGGCCTGACCAGCGGCTTCTTTGTCCGTGTCGGCTCCGGCGGCACCGCTCCCACCCTCGTTCTTCAGCTGGAGGACGGCGGGGAGGCGGGCACCATCACCGGGGCCTATGTGGGTGACCGGGCTTTTACTGCGTCCATCCGGGACAGCATCATCACGGACCAGAGGGAGTGCATCATTTACGAAGGCACCACTGAGTTCCTGAAGGTGTCCTTTGACCCTGGAGAGAATGAGCCCGCCGCCCTCAAGGCGGCCATGGCGAAGGCCACGAAGGATTTCTTCTTCCTTCCGGCGGAAAATGCGACCGGGGCTCTGGCTGAGACTGTCCAGGCAGAATTTGTTCCCGGCACCAATCCCACAACCACCAATGCCGACTACAGCAACGCTTTCGACGCGCTGGAACCCTGCGTCTACAACGTCATTTGCTTGGATACTGATTCCATCAGCGTCCAGATGCTGTTGGATGCCTACCTGGACCGGGTGTACGAGGCCGGGAATTACCCGATGTGTACCATTGCAGCTGACTCCAGCAAGGAGCTGGAGGACCGCATGACCATCGCCAAGTCCTTTAATGACCCCAAAATCACCTATGTCCTCAACAGCGCCGTGGATGCTGCCGGGAGGAAGTACGAGGGTTATCAGATTGCCGCCCGGATCGGCGGCATCATCGCCTCCACTCCCGCCAACCAGAGCGTGACCCACGAGGTAGTCACCAACATGATCGACCTCGACAAGCCCCTCACCAACACTGAGATCATCCGGGCACTGAAAAGCGGTTGCATTGTCCTCACCAAGAACAACGACGGCCAAGTGTGGATCGAGCAGGGCATCAACACACTCATCACCCCCAATGCGGAGCAGGACGAGGGTTGGAAGAAAATCCGCCGTGTCAAGACCCGTTTTGAGCTGATGCAGCGGATGGACAATACTTTGGAGAAGATCATCGGCAAGGCGAACAACGACCCGGACGGCCGGGCCACCGTGATTGCTGCTGGCAACAAGCTGATCAAGCTCATGTTCCGTGAGGGCAAGCTCCTGGATGGCGGCTACATGATGGAGGACCCCAGCAACCCGCCCGAGGGCGACAGCGCATGGTTCATCATTGCGGTGGACGATGTTGACAGCATCGAGTTCGTCTACCTGCTGTACCGCTATCGCTTCGCCCCCGAAACCAGCGAATAAGGGAGGAGGATAGAATATGGCTACGGCTAAAAAAGGGATGTTCAACAACAGAGGCCCTGTCGATGTTCGCAAGGTGCTGTCCGGCAAAGATGGCGCCCTTTTTGCGGAGGATGGTACCCTGCTGGCAACTGTTGAGACGTTCCAGACCAAGGTAAGCGTCACCAACGCCAAATACCAGCCCCTGGGCGATGCTCAGGAACACGAGGTGTTCACCGGCTACAATGTGACCCTCACCTTCACTGAGACCGTGATCTCCGACGAGCGGTTCATCCAGGAGCTCTTTGACGGCATGGCCAGTGGCTTTATGCCCGACTGGAACTTCCAGGGCTCCATCAGGGGCCGGGACGGAACCTACCAGCGCATGAACTATCGCCAGTGTGTTCCCAGCGGTGACATCGACCTTCAGAACCTCTCCATTGGCGACACCCTCAAGCGGGCATGGAGCCTGTTTGTCAACGAGCCCCCGGAGCTTCAGGCTCTGCTGGGCGCATAACAGAACATCAAAACATAGCCGCGCCGCCGGGGATGGTGGCGCGGCTCACTTTTTGAACGAGGAGGAACGACCATGTCCAAAGAAAACCCCGATGCGATCCAGATGGATGAGGGGATGACCCAGGAGGAGCAGAGTCAGGCTCTCCGCACCTATGAGAACGACATTCTGGGCGGACTCCTGGCCGCCGCCGACTTCCGGGAGGATGCCGACGAGACCAAAACCGTGGAGATCGCCAGAAATGGCATCGTTTTCTTTACGTTCCGCATCCGGCCTCTCTCCGAGGGAGAGTACAACAGGTGCAAGGAGCGGTATACCACCTACAAGCGCAACAAGCAGTTCGGCGTTAGAATCCCGGAAAAGACCGACACCATCAGCTATCGAAGCGCCCTTATCTACGAAGCCACCATCAAAGAGGATCGGGAGAAGCTGTGGGATAACCGGGAGGCATGGCGAAAGCTGGATGTGCTTTCCGGCGTGGAGCTGATCGGGCGCGTCCTGAAGGCTGGCGAGAAAGATGCGGTGCTCGACCTCATCGACAAGATCAGCGGATACAGCGTTCTTGAGGAGGACACCGTAAAAAACTAATCGAAGCTGGCGGTAGATCAACGCTTCTGCACCACATTCTTCAGCGTGTGGGGTTTGAGGCGTGGGCCGCCGCCGCTGGCTTCCGCTCCACCGAGGAGGCTATGAGCTGCCCTGGAACCGGCGTGTTCATGCGGGCATCTATGCGGGCACAAATAGCCGCCGACACCAACGGAAGGGGGGAATCGGATGGCGGCTGAAACCTATCGGATTGAAATCCCCGTCGTGGTGGAGGACCAGACAGACCCCGGAGCGAGTAATGCCACCAAGAAGATCAACGCCTTTGACAAGGTGATCCAGCAGGCTAAAGACCGGCTGGACAAGATGAACCGCACAAAGTTCCAGGTGGCGCTGGAGGCCATCGACAAGGTTTCCGCTGTGGTAGGCACCATCACAGGAGCTGTGCGGGGGCTGGCCGGGAAAGCCTGGCGAGTCACCATGAGCGTTATCGATAAGGCCACCGCTCCCTTGCGCGGGATCATCAACATACTTAAAAATCCGATACTGCAGGCCGGCGCGATCCTGGGGATCAGCGTCGGCCTTAAAGATACCATCGACACCTACTCCTCTTTCGAGGCCACCATGAGCCAGGTCAAGTCCATCAGCGGAGCCACAGCGGAGCAGATGATGGATTTGAACGCCAAGGCCAAGGAGATGGGCGCCACCACCAAGTTTACGGCTTCGGAGGCTGGTGAAGCCTTCACCTATATGGCGATGGCTGGTTGGAAGACCGGGGATATGCTAAACGGCATCGAGGGCATTATGTCCTTGGCTGCCGCCTCCGGCGAGAGCCTGGCAACCACCAGTGACATCGTTACGGATGCACTGACCGCCTTTGGGATGACGGCAAAAGAAAGCGGCCGGTTCGCTGACGTGCTGGCTGTTGCATCCTCGAACGCCAACACCAATGTCAGCATGATGGGCGAAACCTTCAAGTACGTCGGCGCTGCGTCCGGAGCCCTGGGGTACAGCATTGAGGATGTGGCCCTCGGAATCGGACTCATGGCTAATGCAGGCATCAAGGCATCCCAAGCTGGCACCGAGCTCAACTCTATCTTCACACGGCTCGGAACCAACACCAACGGTGCGAGGGATGCCATTGAGGACCTCGGGATCAGCTTCTATAAGTCCGACGGCAGCGCCAGGGCCTATGGTGACGTTTTGAAGGACCTGCGAGCCGCCACCAAGAACATGACCCAGGAGCAGAAGATCAACTTTGCCAACACTGTGGCAGGCCAGAGGGCGCAGGCCGGTCTGCTTGCTATGCTGAATGCGACCGAAGAAGATTATAACAAGCTGACTGAGGCCATCGAGAATTGCGATGGCGCTGCGGCGGCGATGGCCGACACCATGCTCGACAACTTGGCGGGCGATATGACCCTGCTGCAGAGTGCGGTCGAGGGTGTCAAAATTTCCATCGGTGAACGCCTGTCGCCCTATTTACGACAGTTCGTGCAGTTCATTACGAGCAAAATGCCCGATGTCGAAAAGGCAGCGGGCAAGGCCCTGGATTTCATTGAGGGCAAGGTTAAGTGGCTCAAGGACACCATCGCTGATTTTACGAGCGGCGAGGATTGGGCCAATGCTGACATTTGGGGCAAGCTCAAAATCGCTTGGGACAAAATCGTTGCGGAGCCCTTCAGCGAGTGGTGGAATGGATCTGGCAAAGCAAAAATTACCGGGATGATGGGCGACTTGGGCAGGACCATCGGCAGCGGCATCACTGCCGGACTGCTGGCGCTCCTGGGCATTGACACCGGCGGAGCTATTTCGGACGGGAAGGCCATCGGAGGTGCCTTTATTGATGGCTTCATGGATGGCTTTGATACTGAGCAGATCACAACGGCCCTGAAAAATTGGGCTGGCGAGCACAAAGGCACCGTTGCGGCTCTGGGCATCGTTCTGGGCGGCAAGCTAATCGGCGGTGTTGCCAAGGGGGTGCAGCAGGCCCGCGGCCTGGTCAGCACCATCCAAGGCATACTCGGCAAGGGTAGCGGCGCAGGCGGTATGGCAGGCGCCATGGGCAGCAGCTACGCCACCACATCCATGCGGGTGACGGCAGGCGTGGTCAATGTCTACGGAAATATGGCCAGCAATGCCGCCAATGCGGCCGGTGCTGCGGGGCGGAGCGCCATGGGCGGACTCCCAGCCCTCCCGGGCGGAGGCGGTACTCCCCCGGCACTCCCAGGCGGAACCGGCGGAGCTGCTGCGGCGGGCGGCCTTACGTCGGCTTCTGGCTGGCTTGGCCGACTGCTTCAGGTAGGCTCCAAGTCCTCTGTCGTAGGCGCAGACGGAACGCTGCTTGCTGTCAACGGCGGCATAGGCGGCACTCTGGGCAGCGTGGGCGGGGCCCTGGGTTCCGGGGCAACCACGGCCGCAGGGGCGGCCGCAGCGGGCACAGCGGCCATCGGAGGCGGCCTGCTGGGCGGCGCTGGCATCATCAGCGGCCTCATTGATATTTTCCACGGCACAAAGACCTCCGGCAAGGAAGCGCAGACCGCCTATGCGACCGGTGGCTCTAAAATAGGCATGGTTGGCGCAGGGGCCGCCGCAGGGGCCGCTATCGGCTCGGTGGTACCTGTTATCGGTACCGGTGTCGGAGCCCTCGTTGGGGCCGGTATTGGCGGCCTGGGGGCCCTCGGCTTCGGTGACAAGATCGGCCAGGCGCTGTCTGACGCATTGGACGAGGGTGGCTGGCTCAACAATATGGGCGTGGCCATCAGCGGATTCTTCACAGAAACCCTTCCCACCAAATGGGGCGAGTTCTGGGATGGCGTGGGGAACTTCTTCACGGAAACCGTCCCATATGCCCTCGGCTTTGCGGCGGGCAAGGTAACCACCTTCTTTACAGAAACGCTGCCCACTAAGTGGGGGGAGTTCTGGACGGGCGTCGGGAACTTTTTCACGGAGAGTATCCCCGCCTGGTGGGAAACCGTCAAGGCTGGCGCGATTAACTTCTTCACCGTCACTATTCCACAGAAATGGACCGAGTTCTGGGACGGCATCGGTGTGTTCTTCACCGAAACGATTCCAGCCTGGTGGGAGGAAGTGAAAGCCGGGGCAGTGACGTTCTTTACGGAAACTCTGCCCACAAAGTGGACGGAGTTCTGGACGGGCGTCGGGAATTTCTTCACCGAAACCATTCCGGCCTGGATCGACAGCAGCCTTACCAGTGCAAAGACATTTTTCACGGAAACCCTGCCAGAGAAATGGAACAGCTTCTGGGGCGGCATTGGGGAGAAAATTTCCGGCTTCTTTGGAGGCTTATGGGATACCGTGAGCGGGGCCTTCAGCTCCGGTTACTCGGACGCAACAGCACCAACCCCCCACGCCTGGGGCGGCATTATGACAAAGCCCCACATGGGCATTGTGGCCGAGGCCGGTGCGGAGAGCATCATCCCCCTGTCCCCATCAAAGCGAAACCGAGGAATCGACCTTTGGGAGCAGACCGGGCAGGCCCTGGGTGTGCGCCCCTATGCCGAGGGCGGCATCGTCGGTGAAACCGAGGACACGGAGGTCCCCATCACCCCCAGCGGAACCGGCGGAGTCCCCACCAAAGTAGAAGTTCATCTTGAACTGAGCCCGCAATTTGTCATTGAAGCGCGGGAGAGCGGGATGGGCGAAAACACCATTATCGCCATCATCA